TTCTAGTATCTCTTCCTTCAAACTTTTTACTATTGTTGTAGTAGATGAACCTTCAGCATAACCAGCTAATCTTTTAGCTACAGCTACATCACCATCTGCTTCATCAAAAAGTACATCAAGGAATTTTACCTGATTTTCTGTATACTGTCTAGTCATTTAATTTTTGGTCCTTTATTTTTAGGTAGCCCTGTTTTAGATGCACGTTTAGGCTTTTCATTTTGTCTAACTTTTTTTATTCCTTCTGATGGTGTTTGTTTACGCTTTCCTAGATATGCACCTTCAATAATAATAGGTACTTCATTCTGAGATAATTCTTTTATTTTACTTTGTACTTTATTATATACTCCAGATTTATAAGATCTTCCATCCCATTTAAAAGTAGCCTGACCATTTTTAGTAGCTACATCATATGCTTTTTCAAAATTATAATTATTAGCTTTACTTCTATTATTATCTGTTTTTATTCGTTCTAATTTTTTAACCATACTATCAGGTAAATTATATTTTTTACCATCAGTAGATGTATAAGATTCCATATTAGTAGGACTTGAATCTGCAAGTACTCCAGCTATTACTGATATTGGTGTAGCTTTAAGAAGTTTTGTAGGTTGTGGAGTTCGTCTACCAAATTGAGGCTTGCGACCTTCTTTAATAGATTTTAACTGTCCTGTCTGTTTAGTTCTTTGTTTTAATCTAGTAGTGGCTTCAGGTCTGCCACCTACTCTTTTTAATAAGTTACTAACACGTTCTCCTGGTTTACCAGAGTGTATTTTTTTATCTTTTGTTTTTTGTGTACTGCCCTGTTTAAAAAGTATATTTACATTTCTTGGTTGACCTTTACGTGGACCTTTTTGATATACACGCCTTGATGCTTCAGATTGTCCTTTAAGACCTACTGCTTTTCTAGCTTTATCAACTATAGGTTCTTTAGTTCTTTCTCTAGCCATTTAATGTTCCTACTTTCATTATATTACTTAATCTTAATGCTCTGCCTTTTACCTGCTTTGCCCATCTTGAGTTTAACATTTCTTTTGAAGCGGTACCATAGTCTTCTTTATGTATAGCTGCCCACATCTTTTTAAATTTCTTTAACCGTGGAACACCTAAGTTAAATGCCATATTCAAACATACAATCTGTCTGCCTTCAGTTAGATCTTCAATACAAGGGTGAGCAACAGACAGTTCTCCTTCAACAATATCAATATCGTTCCCAAGAAGGTATCTAGCTCCACTTTCTGTTATTCCTATACAATATACTTCTTGCATCGTATTAAGACCTAAGTGTTGCAATTCTGCAACAGTTAAACCTCTTTCTTCTAAATTCCTTCCGACTCCAATTGTATCTATGCCCAAGCTGTCCTGATAAACCTGTAGCTTCATGCCTTCATCGACAATCAGCATTTCAATTAGCTTATCCCTATCGTAGTTCATTTATTTCTTTTTAGGCATCGCAAAGCCAAAGTATGCACCAACGAGTGCAGACAGTGCACCGTACATCATCATAAGAATACTGTCGGCTGCTGCAAACCTGTCAGGCCATATAAGTACAGCAGTAGTTGCAATAAGCATTGTGCCTAGTGCAGTCCATGCCATATAACGTCTGTTAGATTGATATGCTACTTTGTCTACTATTACGTTTTCTTCAGCCATGTTTATTTATCTCCTTACTTTTTAAATAACTTAGTGGCACTACGTACACCAAATGATGCTGCCACGATTACAGAAATGGCATACTTATACCATTCAGGCATAAGGTTCAATTGACTAAATCCTATTTGTACTACATCTTCACAACCAGGAATGAACGCAAGCACAAGAGGTATCGAGAATAAAATTGTAAGCCATTCATCTTTCCACGACCCTGCACTTGCATTAGCTTGTGCTATGTCCCAGTCTATTTCTCCAGTAGCCTGTCTTTCTTTTATTTTAGCTTCAGATTTAATAGTGACAATCTTAGCTTCTGTCTTAGCTTTCTTTTCTGCTACATGTCCATCTAACCATGTACCAGCTAGATTAGCTACTGGTCCTAATAATGATCCTAACCCAAACATATTACTCCCTACTTAAAACTGTTTTACCGAAAAGGATTCACCACAACCGCATTGACTATCTGCCATTGGATTAGATACTTTTAAGTAGGTTCCTCCTAATTCCTTAACGTAATCTATTTTACTTCCTAGTGTGTACATTATACTCATACCGTCTATGATTAAAGATATACCACTTCCTATATCAATTACTTCGTCTTCTTTAAGCGGTCCTTCTGAAAAGTCCCATATGTAAGAAAAGCCAGAACATCCACCACCCTTAACTCCAAATGCAATATACTCTTTATTATGCTCCTTTGTAATGTCACAAAGATAATCTTTAGCTTCTTGAGTAATATCTAACATTTATACAAGGTGTCTTTTAACTGCTGGTTTTTCCCCTGCTTCTATGCGTCTTCCCATCTCTTCATTTACAAATTTTCTAAACTGTTCCAAGTCAGCATATAATAAGTGTTGTCTATACTCAAACCAAAGTTTAAGTATTTTATCTGCCATTTCTAATTGTGTTATGTCCTCTTCCATAGCGGAAACTCTAGTCAATGTTTTCCATTTTAAACATATCCATATCTCTATCAGTATGACAATTGCATCTACATATGTCGGGATCACAGCCACACTCCTCGCAACTGTCACATTTACATTTATTAATTTTATCAGACATTAAAATACTCTCCTGTCCACATCCACCAGTATTCTTAACTGTACCCATGTTATGTGTTCCACCCCCATAGTAGTTTCTATAGTAGCCCATCACTGCATGGGTTTATAATCTTTAACTGATCCACCTGCTACATACATATGCTTCTTTTTATTTGCCATGCCCCCATAAGCCATAGCTGGTTTCTTAATTCCACCGCCTTTGGACTTTTGCTGTGGTCTAGGTTTTGGTATAGGTGCTTTCTTAGGTAACAATGATTCTTCACCTTTATCACCTGCTGTGTCCATCATGGACTGTTTTTTCTTAATTAAATTATTTAGTTTAGTTGTTAGCCGTTTTACTTCTTTTGTATTGCCATTAGATTTTGCTATAGCTAGATCAGCTTCTGTATCTTCTATCTTATCAAGCATTGATGACTCTGGAGTTGTAATCGTAACTGTTAGTCCCATTTTAACATTCCTTTTATTTGTCCTTCCAGCCTTCTAATAACATGCTTCTTTCAACATGTTCTAAACTATATTTTACACCAGTAGCCTGTTCTATTGCAGTACGCACATAGAATACACTACTGTGAGGCACGTGTAAATACTTAAATGATTTATTCTTTAGTGCTTTATAAAATTCTGATAGTACATTATCTGTACGTAGTTTTACATCTTTATTCATTGTTTGTCAAGCTATTTAATTACTTTCTCTGTATATCCAAATGAGAATGCCAGTGCTACAAAACCTAATATTATTAGTATAGCAACAATACAACGCATTGCATGTCTGTCTAACATTATCATTTGTACTCTATTCTTTATACATGATAGTATACGTTTGTAGTCCATCTATGTGCTCCTTATACGGATCTAATTCAATACTGTTTATTACGGCATTAATATGTTTATGCCAGTAGTTTAAAAACTTATTTATACGTGGATACTCAGGTATTACATCTATAGTACCCCATGTAAACTCCTGTACTAAACTATTATAGTCAGGTATATAATAATAAATACGTAGTAATACTGGTTCTCTAACTAACATTTAACTATTTACTTTTAGAGTTCCATAAATCAAATAAACTTTTTACTTTCTCTTTCAGTACAACAATATCTCCATGCATTTTAGCTAGTACGATAATTAAAGTTATAATACCTAATAGTACAGGCCATGCTCTAATTAGTACATCCATTAAAGAGATAGAATTAATGTCCATTTAAGTGCCTCACTATAAGTGTTATATCTAAGTGTTATATCTTAGAGTTTTTTTAGTTTTAATTTAAGGGAGTTTTAAGTGAATCACTTTAAGTGATATATTATATGTACATAGTTATACACATGGTTACAACCCTTGTCAACAAAAAAATGCATAAATATTAAAAATAATTTATTTGTGTGATTAATTGGTTACATATAGTTGTCACTTGCCGTGTTGGTTAACAGTGAAAATACCTGATCTGTGTGTTTCTACGTATACAATAACGCCCCAACGGGGGGTGGATCATGCCCCAGATCAGCTAATTTCAGAAAATCTAAACCATTATATGCCCTATGTAACTTCTAAAAAATCTAAATGATGTATATCATCTAAAAAATAACACTATATCTGCAAAACTATTAGATGAATACAAACAAGTGTTATCAAATCACTTGCCGAACAAGAGTGTTATCGAATGTGGCAATTTTGAGATGGTGCAAAATACCCTACGGAGGACTACAAATGGTCACATATACCATCCCCTAGTTTTGATGGTCATTCGATAAACTTACTACCGTAGTAACTTTTTATTTGACGGCCTTATAACTTACATGCTAAGTAAGTAACTAGTTAAGCAATGATGCTTAATTAAAACTTACTTTGAAAGGTAACAACATGTCCAAGAAACTTAACACCAAAAAAGCAACGCAAGGTTTTTCCGTTATCAAAGCTACAGCGTCTAAACAAGCTGTTACTAAGCTTTGCACATTTTATAAAACTAACGACGCCAAACAAGTTGGAGCATATGCACCAAAAGGCCAAGTTTATGAGCTTGCGCTTGCTAGTGTCAATTTGATGGATAGCATGGGCGTTAAAACCTTAACAGCATATGCCAAAAAAGTTGGTGGGGCTATCAAACTTGAAAAGTACGACTACAAGAATAACGACTATTCCGCATTGGTGCAGTTTGGCCGTGATATTCAAAAGAAAGATAATCAAAAATGGGTAGACGTTCAAAGCGATGGCATTGGTAGAAAACCACAAGCAGTGTTAAAGCGTCTTAAAGAGCAAAATGCTACCACCAATAAAACTACTAGCAATATCGACACT